GATGTAGGCCATCAGATCGGTAACCCGCTGGCCCGTGGGCTGCATGACCAGCCAGAGTTCCAGGTTGCCCGGGTCGTTGTCGTGCTTGATGCCGTTCTTGTGGTGAACGTTCTCCCCATCCACCAGCTGGCGGCCGAGCTGCTGCTCCATCACTAGCACCTGCTCCATCACCCGGCGCCCATCTGGCATGGTGCGCCGGACGTAGCCCTCCTTAGTGGGCTTGACGCGGCCCTTGACCTTGGTCGGCTGGGCTGGCCCGACTTCACCAGTGCGGCGCAGCCGCTCACGGTGCAGGTGGCAGTACGGGCTGCCGTTCTTGCGCATCCGGTCGCAGCCGTCCACGGTGCATATCTGCGCTGGCTGGGGTGCGCGTCCGTGCCTGATGTTCCCGGCTGGGCCCGGTTCGCCGCGAGTCCGCATCCGCCAGCGGTGCATCCCGCAATAGCCGCGTGACTCGCTCTGCCGGGTGCACCCTTCGACGGTGCACTGTTCCCGGGGCTGCCATGCCCGGGCTTCCATCGTTCCGCTCCGGCGCAACCGGGCGTAGTGGGTTGTGCATAGTCCACGCGCCACTACGGCCCGGCCGCATCCGTCTGCCTTGCATGTCTGGTTCATACTCCGAATTATACCACAAAATACAAACCAGAATGTGCAGGATACTGGTTAGGCACCCTTCATGACTCTGAAAGCATTGACAGTCGTTAGGTTCGCGCCCACGCGCCAGAAAATGAACCAACCCGCTTGTCCAGATGGGAGTATACCCCCGGTACCCTGCACCAACGGGTCATAAATCATACTGACGCCCACGCGATCGACTATCAGGTACTGGGAAAAGTCCCCGAAGACCGCTTCCAGTGTGGTGGTCGCAGCGGTGCCGATCATTGTCGTCGATTCGTAGATCGGCGCCCCGAGGAGCGTTTCGGGCTGGCCCTTGCCGAGGTTCGTCCAGAACGAGGAGCCGCCGGCGGTGTCGAGCTGCCTGATGCGGTTGATTATGGACACGTTCGCGACCCACGCGGCGTTCGGCGAGTTGCGGAACCGCGCCGGCAGCGCCGCCTGGACGGCGTAAATGTCGGCGAGCGCGATGACGGTTGTGGTTGCGGTGGTGACGACGGTCGTCGCGGCGGGCACGATACCAAGAGGAATGCCCGCAGTGGTATTCGTGGCAAATGCCGCCTCTTCTAGCCTGTCCTTTGCATCGGCCAATAGACGCGGCAATTGGGTGCCGAAATCTGTATCCTCCAACACCTCATAACTGCCGTACACCCACGCAGCGGCCTTCGACGGGGTGACGACGACGTTGCCGACGGTGAGGGCCTGGTCCACGACGATCGTCGCTTCAGCGAGCCACGCCGCGGTGACACCGGCGGAGTTGACGCCGTTCCACGTGTTGCTGGTCGTGGTCTTGACGTTGCTGATCCGGCGCCACGGGTTCGCCGAGCCGGAGTTGGTGAGGATGATGGTTGGCGTTTTGTTACCCACACGTCAGGGCATGTGGGGCCACGTCATTTCTGCGTGGCTCTGCACCTTTACCATCGGTGCAGACCGGACTATATCTTCACCTCCAGCCCTGCCCGGCTATGCCGGCCTGACAGGTCTGTCGGAGGTGCCTCGCGTGTAGTCTCTACGGACTCCCCGGCACGGGTTGCCTCGGTATTCCCCGGTTTTGCCTGGTGGGGTTCACCGATACAGCGTGGTGCTCACTAGCACGTCACCGTGCTAGGCGACCGCAAGTTGATCGAGCACGAACGGGAGCAGGTACCCGCCGTTGGCGCTGGTGAGGGTCAGTGATGCACGTCCGGACACCCGCGCCGGGTCGGCGAGGTACTCGCGGAACGTGTCGTAGTACTCCTCGCTGCCCGTCTCCAGGATGTGGCGGGCGACGTTCGACTGCCCCAGGTACTGGGACTGCGCCATCTGGGCCGCGTTCTCCGCGAACTCGCCGCGCAGGTCGCCGCGGGTGTTGTAGTGCTCGATCGCGTCGAGGGCGCGGCCGCGGACTTCCCGCGGCTCGACGAGTCCGTGGCGTACCCGCTCGAGCTCGCGGAACGGGTCCTGCCCGGCGACGTTGCGGGTCTGCAGGTCGGGGGTGCGTACCGGTTCGGGGCCTTCGCGGTTCGCCGGGTCGGCGTGCGCCTTCGCGATCACCATCATCTGCTCGGCGCGGCGGCGGATCGGCGCGACGAGCAGATCCAGGTCCTGGTGTTCCTGGATGAGGGTTTCCTGCCACGTCAGGTCGTCTTCGCCGGGTTCGGACAGTTTGGTGATCTTCGGGATCTCCTCGGTGGCGATGGCGCGCTGCCGGGCTTCCATCTCGGGGAGGGTCCGGTACCTGGCGCGGAGCGCGTCCAGGCGCATCTTCTGCGCCGCGAGCTCGTCTTCGGTGAGCTGGCGGTCGTCGTCTACTGCGGTCACGGTCTATCTCCGATACTGATGCTGGAGCAGGAGGGCCGTGTTGGCCTGGATCTGCTCCCGGATCGACCGGTCCGAGCGCCGCGAAGGCGGCGAGTCTGCCGGCGCCGAGCCCCGCTCTTCGGGGGCGGCGGAGACAAGCACGTCGGGCGAGTCCAGCGGAGCGCCCATGCGGAGCAGTTCGGTGATGTGCTCGAGCTGCTCGACGATCTGTTCGCTGCGGACGCCGGTGATCGCGGCGTCCTGGTAGGCGGGGAACGGCGTCGGGCCGTACTCCCGCAATGTGCTCTGGGTGCGGCGCACGGCCGGCAGATTTCCCTGCCGGTCCGGGCGGAAGCCGCCACGCGGTGGCGGCGGGGACGACCGGTCGAACCGGCCGCTGAACGAGTACGCAGCCAGGCTGCCCTCGCGGATCGCCTCCAGGATCTGGTCGGCGAGTTCACCCCTGTGGTAGCGGGTGCGGGTGAACAGGCCATGGTCGTCGGTCTTGATTTCCAGCGGCACGCCGATGGGGATCGAGTTCCGGTCGGAGGGGGTCGCATGGAGGGTCATGCCGTGGTTGTAGAAGACGCCGCACCGCCAGCCGGTACGCCCGCCAGAGGGGGCGATTTTGGTGAGGATCCGGTCGAACGCGCGGCGGTCGATGACTTCGATGTAGTCGCCGTCGGCATCGTGGATCGGGGCTGGGGTGTCGAACACGGCGGCGTAGGCGTCGACGGTGCGGCCGTCGCCGCCGGCGCGGATCGAGATGTCTTCGAGGGGGTAGGAGCGGACGAACGGCACCGGCTCGGCGCGGTCCTCATCGGCGCGGCTGGAGGAGTCGCCGCTGACGTCAATGCCGAACTTTTTGCACGCGGCCATGATCCGGTCCTTGACCTCGGAGAGGGTGACGCCGTTCAGCGGGTACATCGCCGCGTTCTTCGCCTGGTTGATGTAGGACCAGGCGGCGCGGGCGTGCGCCTCAGTGTCGATGGGGTATTTGCCGTTTTTCGGGTCGGCGTAGGTCACGTCGCCGTAAGGCTTCTTCGTGTCGGCCATTGCCGCCCTTCCTGCGTGATGATGCTCGCCAGGCCACTTGCCGGTGGCTGCGTGGTAACGGTCGGCGCAGAACCCCTTGGCCCGTTCGGGGGTCATGTGCGCTTCGGTTTCGGCGAGGCGGACGCAGCGCATGAACGAGCCGGGGGTGCCCCAGCCGATCTTGGCCGCGCCTTCGCCGTGTTCCCACCAGGCGGCGAGCTGGTGGGGAAGGTGGCCCGGGATGCCGCTGTCGCTAGCCATGGCCGTTTGTAAGCGCCCGCCTGCCCGACGAGGGCCGGGGGGCAGGCCGTGACCCGTTCCCGCCGTCCCCAGGGCTTGTAGAGCCGACAGGGAGCCGCGCAAGCGTAGGTGGCAGCGGCGAGGCCACCGCCCCTGGCTGCTGCTGCGGCAGCAGATGCTGCACCTGCGGCCCCGACGTGGGCGTGCCGATCCCGCCGGCTTTCAGCTGCGACGGGTCACCCGAGTCGATGAATGCGATGACGGACTCGTGCGTGTACCCGGCCTGTACCCCGGCGAGCGCCGCTTGCATTTTCACGAGCGCGGTCTGGCCGCGTTCCATCTCGCCGTCCTGCAGCGCGGCGATGTCGGCGACGTCGAACCAGAGCCGGTTCCCGGCGGGAACCGTCACAATCTGAGACAGGGCGGCGCACACTGACCGCCACTGCGGACGCGCCCAGATATTCGCCAGCTTCTGCATCGACTCCTGATAGCCCCGCCCGGCGCCACGCAAGGGTTCGAGGCCGACGAGGACACCCGGCACCATCGACGCCGCGAGGATCCGCTGCTCCCCCGCGCCCTCCACATTCGAGAAGTCCATCTGCGACAAGCTGTTGCCGATCAGTGTCGCGTCGGCGCCCTGGTCGAGGATCAGCGTTTTGAACGCGTTGTTGACGCCGCCGTAGCGGGCGGTGATACGTTCGCGGATCCGGTCCACCGTCCCCGGCGCCAGCTTCTGGCTGTACTTGATCAGCATGTTCGGCGAAGCCGCGTTTTCGAGATACCGGATCTTGTGCTGCGTCAGCCCATCGTCAGCAGCGACCTCGCGGTACACCGGCGTCAGCCACGACATGCCCCGGAAATCAGCCGCAGGGTCGGGGATCGGAGCCCAGTGGACGACCTCATCAGCCGGGTAGAAAATCCCCTTGCTGTCGTCCATCAGCGACTTCGGCGGCTCCCAGTAGTAGCCGGTCACCCGCCGGTACTGCCCACCGGAGGCGTAGACGATCTCAGAGACGATCGTCACCCAGTCCGGCCGCAAACGCACCAGCCGGTCCTCGCCGGGGGCGTCCCAGATGTACGCGTTCCCCGCCAGCGACGTGTCCTGCTCCATCCGCGCCAGCAGATCCCCCGTGGACGTGTTCGGGCCGAACGGCTCCTCCAGCTTCACCAGATCCGTGTTGCCGAACAGATGCTTGTCATCCTTCGCCTGGAACTGGAACCGCGCCTCCGAGAACAGGGCGAGGCGCACGAGCATCGCCGAGAAGATGACAGCGGACGACGAGTTCGCGGTCTGCGCCCACGCCGCCAGCTGCGGCACGACCGGTTCCCGGTCCGGGGCGGCGTAGGAGGTGCTGAAGACAGCGGCGCCACTGGCCAGCCCTTCCCAGTAGGCGTTGCCAGCGCCACGCGACGACAGCAACCGGTCCCACAGCCTCACTGGGGATACCGCCCCACATCACTGAGACCGAGACCTACCGCCGCCTGGCTCACACCATCAAGGGCGTCCACCACCCTGGGCGGCAAGTTCTCACACTCAGCCAGCGACCTGATCAGTTCAGCCACCGCAGCGACGAAAGCCGCCCGCGCGACGTCGGCAGGCCGGGGACGCTTGAGAGGGTCGATGGCCACTATGCGACTCACGATGCGCGCCGGGCCCGTTCGAGGACGTTCGCCACCACCGGGCCCACCTCACGCACCTGCGGCTGCCCGTCATCACGGGCCAGCGCCCACACACCCACACACAGCGAGTCGAAGATGACCGCGGCACCCAGGGCGGGCAGGCCGATCAGCGCCGCGCCACCGAGCACACCAGCCAGCGACACCAGCAGCAGGATGATCGACAGCCGCATCGGTACCCTCCGGGACATGGCCGAACTAAGCGAAGACCAGATTGCGAAGATCATTTACAAGGCGATGGCCGAGTGGGACCGCATCCACGGTGACGGCTGGAATGAGGCGTACCTGACCCAAGTGCCATCCGTGTTCCACCTGGCCGCAAAGCGGATCCTGGAAGCGACCAGCAGTCAGCCAGCAGCTACATGACCCAGGCGCCAGGCTGAGCGAGTTCCTCCCACCGGCGGAACCCCCAGCACGCCCAGGTGGCGGCCATCAATGGGCTTTGATCAACCGTCACCTTCGGGTCCCAAGCTTGGGCACCAGCCAGCGGCCGCTGCTGCCCCGCCCGCACAGCCGCCGTCAGCGGCGGCTGATCCAGATGGACGAGCTCCGTCGCCTCAACCAGGTCCAAAAACTCCCCATGGGCGACGACCACGTCCTCCACCGACAGGAGCCGCAGCACGATCCCCGCCTCCATCGCCGGTTTCAGCAACGTCGCCGACTGCGACTTCGGGTTCACGCACACCGCGACCGGGTCATGGTCGATCACCAGCTTCGCTAGCCGCACCACCACCGACCTCGGGTGGTCATAGAACGGGCCCAGATCCACCAGGATCTTCCCCGACACGTCATCCCGGCCCGCAGCCACCACCGCGGCGTGTTTCCGGTCCTCACTGATGTGACACCCGAGAGCGACCTCGCCGCTCAGCCGTTGCACGCTGTCCACGCGTCCTGGGCGATCGTCTCCCACCCCGGCTTCGCGACCTCCGGCCATTGACAGCCGTAGGCGCGGCGGAACTCCGGCAGATCCATCAGGTCCAGGTCCGCCTTCACCGTCTCCTCAGACACGGTGATCCCCAGAGCGGGCATCCGGCGCCGCCACGTCGCCGGGTCCGCCGGGTCCTCATCATCAGCGAACGAATAACCGACGTAGCAACCCGTGTCGGTCAGGCCGAGCTCAGCGCGGGCGCGGCCATCCTCAACCTTCCCCTTGAAATACGACGACTTCTCCGTACCCGCCGCCGACACGATCCACAGCTGGGCGTCGCGGGTCATCATCGCGGGCCTCATCGCCTGTTCAAGGTGGTCATCCTCCTGCGCCCACGCCTCGTCAATCACACCGAGGTCGAGCACGTCACCATGCCCGGACGTCTGCGTGTTGGAGACCAGGCCGAGGAGCGACCCGTTTTTGAACACGAGCGCCTCGCTGCCGGAACCGCGGCGGATGTCGATGTATGGGCGCAGCTTCGACGCCTCGATCCGCGGCCACCACACATCCAGCAGCCGGTGCCGCGCATCCAAACGAGTCTGCGCCGTGTACGAGATTTGCGTCCCCGGGCGCCACAAACCACGGGCCACCATCATCGACAGCAGATCCACCGACTTCCCCTGCTGCCGCATCACCTCAACCACCACCTGGCGGTAGGCGAACCGGCCGCCCACAAGCTCGGTCGCCAGCATGTTCAGGTCGTCCTGCCACGGCATCAGACCCGGGCCGAGGGGCGTCCTGTATCCAAGCAGAACCGCCGTCTTCGCGATCCCGGCAGCCAGATGCTTACGGCCGGGTGTCCGCGGTGTTGCCCACCTCGGTGCTGCTGAACTCCGCAAAGAGGTCTTCAAGCTCACCATCCACCGAGGAACGCCCCAGGTTCAGCCGCTTCCGCGCCGCCGGTGTCATCCCGAACTCTTTCTCGGTCCGGGTGAGTATGCCGTCGAGGTGGATCAGGTAGGCGACAAGCGGGTTCAAAACGGGCTGCCCCATCGACCCGCGCACCAGCCGCGAGCTGCGGACCACTTTCGCGGCCCGGTCATACTCGTCGGTCGCCTGAATCCACCGCACCAGGCGCGGCAGGTCCGACTCCACGTTGACGGCTGCGGCGGCTGGGGAGTCCCAGAACTGGCGCCACCGGTCCCGCGACGGCTTCAGCAGCCCGGCGGGGGGTTTAGGTGGTGAAGTCATGGGGCTGGCCGGTGGCTTCGAGGATGGGCTTGGTGCCGGTGTGCTCCTGGTAACGGCGGCAGATCACATCGCAGAACTTCGGGTCCAGCTCCATCACCCGGGCTACGCGGCCAAGACGGTGGGCAGCGATCAGCGTGGCACCTGAACCGCCGAACGGCTCATAGACCAAACCGCCGGGCGGGCATGAGTTCCGAATCGGGATCGAGCACACCTCGACCGGCTTCTGCGTCGGGTGAACCTTGTCCTCGCCCTCACGGCGGCTGACCTGCCACAAATCCGACTGCTTCCGGTCGCCGAACCAGCAGGACGGAGCACCGCCCTTACCCTTCCAGCCGAAGTAGATCATCTCAAACTGGCTGTGGTAGTTGTTCGGCCGCAGCACGAACGACTCCTTGGCCCAGACG